CTTCTGGAGATTTACTGACTTGCGACATTGCAATCAGTACCCTAACGGAATGGAGTTAAATCATGACCGATTTAGCACAATGGGAAAAAGAGAACGAAGCGTTCCTGATTAAAATCGGTCAGGTCGCTCCAAAGGCAGAAGCAAAACCAACAACTAAGAAGGACGAGGAATAACCTAAATGGCAGTATATCTAAGCAATGGTGTTAGCGTAACTGTGGATTCGGTTGATCTGAGTTCACTAGTTTCATCTGTAACAATCAACCGCAACTTCGATGAACTCGAAGTAACAGCAATGGGTGACTCAGGTCACAAGTTCGTTAAGGGTCTTGAGGCATCATCAGTCACAATCGACTTCTTCAACGATCCAACTACAGGCAAGACTCTCCAGAAGTTGAACTCAACTTGGGGAACATCTGTAACTGTAGTTATCAAGCAGACTTCAGCAGCAGTATCAGCCGAGAACCCTTCATACACAATGTCTTGCCTCATCAACAACATCACACCTGTAAATGGTGCAGTTGGCGATCTTTCAACACAGTCTGTAACATGGAACGTAAACGGCACAATCGCTGTAGCATCAGCGTAATCAATTAAACAAAGGGGCTAACAAATGGCAAAACTCAAAGTAACAAGGGCTGACGGACAGGTGCAGGAGTACGAAATTACTCCTACCCTAGAAGTGAGCTTTGAGAATCATGCTAAAAAAGGCTTCCACAAAGCACTCATTGAAGATCAGAAGCAATCTGATGTTTATTGGCTTTGCTGGGACGCAATTCGACGTTCGGGTGAAACAGTCAAACCTTTCGGAGAAGAATTCCTAGATACTCTCAAGTCAGTAGAGGTTCTAGAATCTGACCCTTTAGGATAGATCGGAACTCCCTCACCTATCTCGCAGCTCGCTTGAGTTACGAGTATGGAGTTCCCTTCAACACCATTGTCGAACTATCGCCGATGGCTTTCAAAGCACATGTAGAAGTCCTCAAGGACATAGCGAAGGAGCGTAACGATGCCAACAGAAGTCGTGGGCGCGCTCGGACTTCGTAAGGCTCTCAACCAGTACGCTCCTGACTTGGCTAAAGAATTGACCAAGGAACTAGGCGCAACTCTTAGACCAATCGTTCAGCAAGCCAGAGGCTTCGTCCCAGCTGAATCTCCTATGAGTGGCTGGGCTCCTCGCTCTTTCTCTGAGGCTCGCTTCCCTACTTATAACGCTTCGGTAATTAAGTCAGGCATTGTTTACAAGACAAGTCCTAGCCAGACAAACCGAGCAGGATTTACTAACACAATTAGAATCCAGAACAAGTCCATGATTGGTGCTATCTACGAGACCGCAGGACGCAAGAACGGGCAAGGTCAAGACTGGGTCGGACCTAAAGGCGGTGGAGCTTCTAAGGGAGTCTCTCGTTCTCGCAATCCTTATGCTGGAAACCAGTTCATCTCAAACCTTGGCAATCTCTATGGATCAATGAAGGGCTCAGACCATCGCATGATGGGTCGCCTTATCTTTAGAGCGTGGGCTGCTACTCAAGGTAAAGCCAACCTAGCCGTCATTCGTTCAATCGAAAAGACCACAAAGAAGTTTAATGATCGTACTCAAATCGTAGACCTTAGGAGAGCCGCATGAGCAATGTAGCAATTAACATAGCGGCGGAATACACAGGAAAGCCAGCCTTCGACAAAGCCAACAAGTCAGTAGTAATGCTTGAGCGCAATGTCAAGAAGTTAGCGTCTGGTCTAGGTCTAGCACTTGGAACTACCGCTATGGCGGCTTACGGCAAAGCAGCGGTTAAGGCTTTCGCAGAAGACGAAGCGGCGGCTCGTCGCTTGGCTACCGCAGTCGACAACCTTGGTCTTTCATTCTTTAAGGCAGATGTTGAGACATTCATCGGCAATCTAGAAAAGTCAGCTTCTATTGCAGACGACGTTCTTCGTCCAGCGTTCCAAGCATTACTGACAACAACAGGATCATTAACCAAGTCTCAAGAACTTCTTAACAATGCCATTCAGATTAGCCGCGCAAGTGGCGTGGACTTGGCTACAGTCTCACAGGACTTGGCTAACGGATACGTTGGCATTACTCGTGGACTTAAGAAATACAACACAGGTCTTACACAGGCAGAACTTAAGACCAAGTCATTCAATGAGATTCTAGGCATCATGCTTGCCAAGTCTGCTGGTTCTGCTCAGGCTTACCTTGAAACAACATCATTCAAACTCGATGCCCTTACCCTTGCAGGTGAGAACGCAAAGGAAACAATAGGCGCAGGGCTAGTCGATGCGTTCGCCAAGATTGCTGGTGGCTCAAGCACAGCAGATGCGGTCAAGGCTATCGACAACATTGCTAAGGCTATCAATGGCATCACATTAGCCACAGGCACAGCAATTGGTGGCTTGGTTAAACTTTATAGAGGTCTTGATTACCTCACCACATTCGGTGGACTAACTGGGGCTAACGGCAGCCTCAATACCATGTTTGACTCTAAGCCTTCAACCAATCGTTCTAAATCTCCAGCAGGAACAGCTGCGAGAACTAAGCAACAGCGCGACGCAGAAGCAGCAGCGGCGAAGCGCGCCAAGGAATTAGCAGCACTTACCCTCAAGCAACTTAAGGCGCAGAAAGAACTTACAGCTCAACAGAAGAAGCAAGCCGCACTCAAGAAGGCTGGCACAGTCTTCGACCTTGAGCAGATTCAACTTATTGCAGCACTTAAGGGCAAGTTATCAGCAGAAGAACGTCTGCGAGTAGAAGCGCAACTTGCCCTGCTCAACGAGAACGATGTATTGGCTCAAAGCCTGACCAAGCAGATTCTTATGGCTCAAGACGCAACAGGCGGCTTATACAAGTATTTCCTCAGCATCGGCAATGCAGAGATTAAGAACCCCTTTGCTTTCCTCGATGACTGGATTGTTGAATTCCAGAAGAAGCTCAACGCCCTTTCTATTCCTAACTTTGAGACTGGCAAGAACGGGGCTTTGACTGGTCTGCCAATCGGATCATCAGGCGGCATTGGCACAACTTCAATCTCGCCTTCAATCTCTAGCAACCCAGCAATTCAAAGCACATTTAATAAAGTCTTACAAGACTCTTTAGCGGCTGGCAATAATTACACACAGTCAGCAATCTTAGGCTTATCTTCTGCTCGCTATGAAGCAGCAGCAGCGTCTTATGGCATGGGTAGCGGTCAGGTTATTGAGTTAAAGATTACAGGCGGCGATGACGTGAGCAAGGCAATCGCTAACAACCTTCAACAGCAGAGCCTTTCAACAGGAAACGTCACATATATCAATCGCAGAACTGGTGGCTTTGAGTAATGGCGTTACCTGCACAGATAGCCGTCACCTTTGACTTCTCCTCTGGAGCTACCTTCGGTGCTGGCTTCGTCATTGGTTCTCCAGACAACGGCGTTATCGGTGTTAATGCTTTCGGTTCATCTGACGTAGTTATCCCTACAGTTGATCTAACTCCAAACGTTTACAGCATTTCAATCCGTCGTGGTCGTAATGTCATGAAGGACACCTACGAGGCTGGTACAGCCATTGTGAGAGTCCTAGACCCTCAAGGCTACTTCAACCCACAGAATCCTTCATCGCCTTACTACGGCTACCTTGTGCCTTTGCGTAAGCTGCGCGTTGCGGCTACTACAGCAACAGCACAGCACTTCTTGTTCAGCGGCTACGTCAATGATTACCGCTACACCTTCCCTGTAGGGCAGGAGACTGCCTACGTCGATATTCTTTGCACAGACGGCTTTCGCCTATTGCAGATGTCCCAGATTGCCACAGTCGCAGACTCAGGAGCAGGGCAGACAACTGGCACACGCATTGGCAAGATTCTCGATGATGTCCAATGGCCAGCCTCTATGCGTTCCATCGCTACAGGAGATGCAACTTGTATTGCTGATCCTGCAACTACTCGAACAACCCTTGAGGCAATCAAGAACGTAGAGTTCTCAGAAGGACTTGGCGCGTTCTACATGTCACCTGACGGCACAGCAATCTTCAAGTCTCGTAGCGAAGTTACTGAAACCCTTGCAGATACCGCTACAGTCTTTGACCAGACAACAGGTATCCCTTACAAGAACCTCAAGTATGCCTTCGATGACAAGCTCATCATTAACAGCGTCGTCTTTAAGCGTGATGGTGGCACAGCCCAGAACGTTTACAGCCAAACCTCTATCGATAAGTATTTCCCACACTCTTTGAGTCAGGAGAACCTTGTCGCTGAGACAGATGCTCAGGTCTTAGGCGCAGCTCAGAACTACGTCAACACTCGCAAAGAGACCACAATCCGCATTGACGAGATGACTGTGGACTTGCTAGACACAGCAGTACCAACTGACACGATGATTGGCTTGGACTACTTCGACAATCTCGATATCACCAACGTTACCCAAGAAGGTTCGACAATACAGAAAGTTCTGCAAGCGCAGGGCTTTGCTTGGGACATTACCCCCAACAAGATGAGCGTCACAATTACAACCCTAGAACCTATTATCGATGGCTTCATCATCGGAAGTAGCACCTATGGTAAAATTGGCGTATCTACTTTGAGCTATAACTAGGAGCAACATGGCAACCTTTCCAGTCAGCACAGGCGACGTACTAACAGCGGCAATCTATAACTCGCTCACCGCCTTTACTATTGGCTCAGACCAGACAGCGGACTACACAGCAGTCTTAGCGGATCAGTACCAAGTCCTAGTCCCAATGAATAAGGCGACAGCAGTAGCCTTCAAAATCCCTACAAACGCTTCGGTTGCTTACCCGATTGGTACTGCCATAACAGTTTTAAATAAAGGGGCAGGAGCAGTCACAATCTCTGCTGTGACTTCTGGAACTACTACAGTCCTTTCAGCTGGTGCAGTTGCAGCTTCTCCAACCTTGGCTCAATACAAGACAGCGGTCTGCATCAAGGTAGCGACTGACATTTGGTATGTGGTGGGCGCGATTGCTTAACGTAATCTCAGGGCTTTTATCGGGTGGGGCTGCCGCTGGCGGTGGCACATCTTACGAGAGCATCGCTACCTACACAGTTGGAGCAGGTGGAGTCGCTTCGGTTGAATTCACAGGAATCCCTGCCACGTTCAAGCACCTTCAGCTACGCGCTATTGCGCGTTCCAATTATTCAGGAACAGGCGGCGGTATTGAAAACTACTTCCAATTAGGTAACGGCTCAATTGACACAGGCGCAAACTACACCTATCACTATTTACTAGGCAACGGGTCAGCGGCAAGCGCAGCAGGTTCAGCCAGCAGAAACGATGGCTTGCTCAGTTGGTCAAGCCGCACCAGCGATGCAGCCTTTGCTGGTTACGTCACAGACGTATTGGATTATGCCGACACTAATAAATTCAAGACAGTCAGAACTATAGGCGGAAACGATAACAACGGCTCAGGTCAAGTTCTCCTAACTTCTAGCCTTTGGCAATCCACTAGCGCGGTAACAAACTTCAAGATTTATCCTATTAGCGGCTCTTACAAGTTCGACCAGTATTCACAATTCGCCCTATACGGAATCAAGGGATAGACAATGGCAGCAGGATCAACCTACACA